ATTTTCTTTTCGTTTAAATTTATTATTTCAGAATATGCTGTAATGTTTTTATAATCAAAACATATTTGAATTAATTTATCCAATAAGACAAAATCATTCATATTACCATGGTACATTGTTACATTAACATTTGCCCTTGAAACATGTTCATTTTTGAATGTATCTTTATTAATTTTTAGATTCATATATGATACAATTTAAAGTATTATTTTAAAATACACAAATTATTTATATCTTTTTTTGTGTTTTCTTTTTCTTAAATTTATAGTTGAATTATTTTTTAATTTTTTTTTGAAATGCTTTAACATTTTAATTTTGAAATATCCCTTTATGTTTATTTCTTGATTATTTTTTAAAGCATTTCTAATTCCATTAAAAAATTGTACAATTACAATATTTACAACAATTGGATTAATATCTAATTTCTTAGAAATCTCTTGTATAATTTTTGAATGCTTGTAATTTTTCATTTTCTATAAATTCTATTTCTGACGCAAATTTAGTGAACTGACTAATGTATTTTAATTTTTCACTACCAATTCCAGTAGATCTACCTTTAGCAAAAATAATTTCTACTTCTTCAACTTCAGGTATTCTGTCTTCAATGTTATAATAAGCTGGTCTATAAACAAACATTACCATATCTGCATCTTGCTCTATTGCACCTGATTCTCTCAAATCTGAAAGTATAGGTCTTTTATTAGCTCTTTGAGATACAGCTCTGCTTATTTGAGATAAAGCTATAATAACTATTTTTAACTCTCTACATAATTGTTTAAATGCTCTTGATATTTTAGATATTTCTTGTTCTCTTGTTCCTGATTTAGATTTTAAATCAATTGTTACTAATTGTAAATAATCTACAATAAAAATTCTAACATTATCTTTAATGTTATACTTTCTCATTTTATTACATATTTGATTTAAATTACCAGATTTATCATCTATAAAGTAATTTTTGTTTTCAAAATATTTTGCAGATTCATAAAAATTACTCCAATCAATTTGTTTCATTTGTTTTTTTCGAATTTTACTTAGATTAATTAATCCATGTGATGCAATCATCCTGGTTAACATTTGTTCTTTTGACATTTCTAATGAGAATATTGCTATTTTGTTTTTATTAACAATATTATTTTTAACTATTTCAAGAACAAATGCAGTTTTACCCATTGAAGCTGCTCCAGCAATAATTACTAAATCAGAATATTCCCAACCATAAATAAAATTATCTATTTCAGCAATATAACTTTTTACGTAATTTTTACCCTGTACATCATTCATGTTTGCAACTACATTTTCTAAAGTTTTAGTTACATTAAATTCATCTACATCTGAAAATTCTTGTAATTCAACAATTTTAGAAGTTATTTTAGAAATAATTTCTTCTGGATTAACCATTTCGTTAGAATCTTCATTTATTTCATTTGATAAATTTAAAAGCTCTCTTCTCATAGCATAAGCCATTAACAGTTTTATATGAGCAGTAATGTGATGATCAGTTTGAATTGTTTCAGTTATTTCATTAATAAAATCTATTAAATCAAATTTGTATTTTTCTAATATTCTTTTAGTATATCCTTTACTATTTACTTTATCTGTAACAGTTATTATATCTATTTTTGATTCTTCTGCACATTCAACTATTGAATTGTAAATGTATCTATTGGCTTCAGTACTAAATCCTTTAATATTTATCTGGTCTGAAAATTCATAAAATTTATCAGGATAATTAATAAAAGTTGCTAATACTGCTTCTTCTAAATCTTCATTTACTTGTCCAAAAAATGTACCTTCTTGCAAAAAGTTTAATTGTTTATCTAACATAATTTATAATTACGAGGAACAACAAAGTGCTCCCCGTATATTTTAGAAATCTTTAAAAATTTCATTTAATTTTTCATCAGTAAAAAATCCTTGATCTTCTGCTAATTCAGATACTTTTAAATTATCATAAAAGTCTTTAAGAACAAAAGTGTCAAGTTTTTGAGTTAAAGCTTGATAACAAGATAAATGCAAAACTTTAATAGGAAATTTCTTATTAAAGTATTCATCTATTGCTTGTTGTCTTTCTATATCTATATTACTTGGTGAATCTTTGTATATCTTAGATATAATCTTAGGATCTCCTTTATATTTTGCTAAAATATAAATATCTTTTCCTTTGACATCTCCATATCCATTATATGAAGGGTCTATTATTATATCATTTTCTGTAACTAATACAATTCCATTATCATATTGAGTATACGCATTTTTAATGCTCTCATTACAACAAGAGCAATCCCAACTAAAGAATCCCATTATTTATCTTCTTTAAAAAAACTTTCAACTTTAGAAAGTAAAGATTTTGCTATTCTATTTTTACCATTTTCTTCAACTCCATAAGAAATTAGTGCTTTAATAAAAAAAGTCAAACTAACTGTTTTTGGACTTCCATATTGTTTTTCAGTAGCATATTTTTCAAAAATATCAATAACTCCTGATTTACTTAAAACAATAGGAGAACATTCATAACCATTTAATTTTGTTTTTTTCTTTTCTATTTTCTCATTGATTTCTTTAGAAAGTTCTAAAACTTCTGAATCATAAAGAGCATTTACTTTTTTTTCTAAAACTTTTTCAATTTTCATATTTTAGTTATTAATTTTCCTGCGATATCCTCTATATCTCTTTTTCTTCGTGTATTTCCAGTTTGTACACCTACTTGAGTCATTGCTTGAGTAAGTTTCCAAATAGTATTTCTACCTTGTACACCATGTTCTGGGTTATTATCAGATAAGATATCAGTTAATGATTTAACTTCTTCTTTTCTCATACCTAATTTTGGAAGTAATTTAACTTCGTGATCTAAATTAATTAGCTTAGAACCGGCTTTCTCAATGTTTTGAATTTCATTAAATAAATAACTACTATCAAAAGCACTTTTAACAATATCTCTTACTAAAGAAGCTTGAGTTTCGGTATCTAATTTATATGTTTCATTACTTAAAATTAAATTATCTGGTAACTTTTTACCTAAATGAACTTGTCTAATTAAATTTTCTCTTGTCATTCCATTTAAACAAACTACTTGCATAGAATATGATTGAACTCTTAATGCTCCATCTCCATAATCAGAGTTAGAAATTCTAAGTCCAAATACCATATATGTTGTACCATTGTATTGTGTTTGTACAGGTACTACTTCAGGTAATATAAATTCTATATAAGTTCTTGTAGGGTCATAACAACAATCTAATAATTTTGCTCCTTGATCTACACAGGCATTAAAAAATTCAGCATAAATTTCAGCTGTATTTAATCTTCTATATTTATCAGATAAAACACCTTTAACTTCTCCATTTAATTCTCTTAAAAGATATCTTTTGCTTTCATTATTAGTTGAGTGTTCATTTAATAAATTACTTGCTAAATCTCTTTCCCATTGCTCTTTACCAGTGGCTAAATTTTTCAAATAGGTTGTAGGTATTCCAAATTTATCTGCAAATTGTCCAATTGCATGTCTATGAATATTTCTTTCAGCATTTTCAAATTGCATTTTTACTACACCATTTGAATTAAAATTAATTATAGGTGAATCTTTACCAATAGGAACAACATAATCTATAATGTTATTACTTTCGTCTTGAATTTGTTGAATAATTGGCATTTTATCAGATGCGTTACTCAATTTTCTTGTTATTTTTTCTTGAAGTATAGACTTCTCTGTTGGGTCAATTGTTTGTATTTCCATATATATATTTTAAAACAAAGGACAACAAAGAGAGTTATCCTTTATTTTAATTATAATTTAATTGGATTTACTATCATTTTATCTAAATTCATAAAAATTCCATTTTGTGAAGTTCTATATTGTCTAAATAATTTCCATAATAAATTCATACCAAATTCTGCTAATGTTGAATTAACTAATAAATCTTGTCGATTTAAAGCTTCTAATGTACTACAGCTGGGTGTATCATCATTTTCAATTAATTTACCTAACGTTTTTTCCATTTCAATAATAGTTGGCATTGTAATACATTTAGCACCTTTAGGTTGATTAATATGACCCATAGTACCTAATATTGCTTGACCGTAATTATTTCCATTTCCAAAATCTAACCAATAATAACAAGTATTATACGGTTGTTCTGTTCTTAATTTAGTTTTGACTTTTTGAATGTCTCTTCTAATTTGAACATTATCAACACAAGTAATAATTATATTATACTGTATTCGTGGGTTATCAAAATCAATTTCAAATTTTTCTGGAATACTATCCCAATTTGTACTATAAAATCTGTTAATTCTTTCTATTGTTACATCTGATTTAAACTTTCCTAAATCTGTTTCAGAAAATAATTGTCTACCAACATTTGCTTGTGAAACTTCATCAGGATCATAACATCTAACAAAAAAACCTGGATGTCCTAAACC